TAAAACACAAAGTAACTCAACCATTTCTTGACGCTATTCAAGCAAGAGGAAGTAGCAAAACCACTGGTATAACTACAACAACGGGAACGGCAAATATAACTGGTATAGGAACGACTACGTTCTCATTTGAAGAAAATCAAAACTTTATTCAAGTTCCAGATGCAGTAATTGGAATTGAAAAAGTTTGGAAATTAGATAATCGTGCAATTAGCACTAATATGTTTAGTGTCAATTATCAATTATTCTTGAATGAAATTTACTGGTTTAGTTCTACTGAATTATTGAACTACACTATGACAAAAAGATATCTAGAAGATATTGATTTCATTTTACACCCAGATAAACAAATTAGATTTAACAGAAGACAAAATAGACTATATCTTGATACTGATTACTCTAGTATTAAGGTTGATGACTATATCATTATTCAATGTTATAGGGTTCTTAATCCTAATGAATTTACAAAAGTCTATAATGATCCATTTTTAAAGAAGTATTTTACTGCATTAATGAAGAGACAATGGGGACAAAATCTCATTAAGTTCAGAGGAGTAAAACTTCCAGGTGGAGTAGAACTCAATGGTCGTGAAATTTATGAGGACGCTTTAAGAGAAATAGAAAAACTTGAAGAACGTATGACTTTTGATTATGAACTTCCACCATTAGATATGATTGGATAATGTTAAATCCATTTTTTACTCAAGGAACTCAGTCCGAACAAACTCTTGTACAAGAGTTGATGGATGAACATATCAAAATTCATGGTATTGAATTTATATACTTACCTAGAATTTTTGTTAACACTAAAAGTATCTTAAGAGAAGTTTCCACATCTAAATTTGATCGATCATTTCCTATTGAAGGATATGTTCAAAGTTATGAAGGTTTTGGAGATCCTTCAAATATTCTAACAAAATTTGGTGTAAGAACAACTGCAGAAATGCAAATTGTTATTTCGCAAAGAAGATTTGAAGATAGTATTACTCCACTTCTTGAAGGTGTAACTGGATTATCTCAAAATCCAGTAAGACCCTTGGAAGGAGATTTGCTTTATTTTCCCTTATCAGATACTTTATTTGAAATAAAGTACGTTGAAAATGATCAACCAGGGTTCTTCCAATTACAAAAAAATTACACATATCTTTTAAAGTGTGAAGCATTTGAATATGAAGATGAAGTTCTCAATACTGGAATTGATGAAATTGATGATGAATTTGCGTCTTTTGGATACAATGCAACTCTAACATTTGTTTCGGCAGGAACAACTGCTGCTGCTTATACTTCACTAGTCAATGGTGGTGTTCATAAAATTACAATTCTCAATGGAGGAACAGGATATACTGCGGATCCTACAGTTAGAATTTCTCCTCCAGGAATAGGCAGAACAGCGCAAGCAATTGCAATTACAACTGAAAATAGTGGTGGATCTAGGTCACTGCAAACAATATACATTACAAATTCTGGATTTGGATATACTACTATTCCAACAGTTCAAATTATTCCTAGTGATGGAAAAGGAACTGGTGCATCTGTAATAGCTGGTATCGGAACAACTGGATCTGTTGGAATTATTACAATTACCAATGGTGGTTCAAGTTATGTCTTACCACCTACTATTACATTCACTTCTGCTCCCGCTGGTGGTGTTACTGCTATTGGAACAGCAGTTCTCAATACTCAAAATAATCTATCGGCAATCAGAATTATCAATGCTGGTTATGGATATACTCAAGTTCCTACTATTACAGTATCTGCTGCAGGAACTATTGGTATTGGTACTTATCAATATGGAGATATCATCAGAGGAGTTTCAACTGGCACAACAGCATTCACAGCTTCTTGGGATAAACCAACCTTAACAATGAGAGCACGCAACTTGACTGGAAGATTTGCTCCTGGCGAAATGATCATTGGCGCAGGAACAACATATGGTAGTGTTGCATACATCCTAAATACAATCAACTATGATGACGATGATCCATTTGAGCAAAATCAAGAAATTCAGTCTGCAGCGAGCACTATTCTTGATTTCTCAGAAAATAATCCATTTGGTGAGGTGTAACGAATGTTAGGAACATATTTTTATCACGAAATCATTAGAAAAACAGTTATTGCTTTTGGTACACTGTTTAACAATGTCCAAATTAAACATAAAGCGGATGATAATGATGACACATTAAGTATTATCAAAGTTCCAATTGCTTATGGACCAATACAAAAATTCTTAGCAAGAATTGAACAACAACCAAATTTTGAAAGAACTGTTGCAATTACACTGCCAAGATTAGCATTTGAGATTGTATCATATCGATATGATCCATCTAGAAAGGCATCTCCAATAACAAAATTCTGCGGAGTAGAGAATAACAAAATTAAAAAAGTATTCATGCCTGTTCCATATGATATTGGATTTAGATTAAGTTTTGCATGTAAACTTCAAGATGATACATTGCAAATTTTAGAGCAAATTCTACCATTCTTTCAACCATCATATTCAGTATCTGTAAAATTAATCGAGGAAATTAACGAAGTAAGAGATATTCCATTCACCTTAAACAATATCTCATTTAAAGATGAATATGAAGGTTCTTTTGATAAGAGAAGATATATTCAGTATGATCTAGACTTTACTGCAAAAACATATTTCTACAGTGAGCTACCAACTGATGAAAGTGGTGGTATCATCAAACGTGTTCAGATTGATTACTCTTCTGCAATTAGAGCACCAAGAGAAGTTAGATATGTTGCTACTCCTGCTGCAACAAAAGATTATAATAATGATCAAACTACTTCATTAACTGCAACTTTAGAAATTTCTAAGACATTAATGAAGGTAACAAGTTCTGCTTCATTAGAAGTTAGAAAATATATTCAAGTTAATGAGGAAGTAATGCGAATTGAAGAGATTGATGGAACTAATATTATTGTTGCAAGGGGACAATATGGATCGCCAATTCAAGAACATTATACTGGGGATAAAGTTGATCGGATTACTATTGCCGATGATGCTCTAATTGATACTGATGACGACTTTGGTTTCAATGAAACTAAAACATTCTTCCAAGACTTCAAATCGTTTAGTTCAAGTCAGGGAAGCGATGTATAAAGAATGGAAAAACCATTTGATGCTATTGATAAGGCGCTTGATATAAAAGCGGAAATGGTGGAAACTGTCAAAGAAAAACCACCAGTAGAAACTCCTGATGATCCACAAAAAGATTATGAATATAGTAGAGCACAATTATATACTCTAATTGAAAAGGGTCAAGAAGCAGTTAGTGGAATACTTGAACTTGCACAAGATAGTCAACATCCGAGAGCATTTGAAGTTGCAGGACAATTAATTAAATCCGTTGGTGATGTGACTGATAAGTTATTGGAACTTCAAAAGAAGATGAAAGATATTGAAAAACCGCAAAGTAATGGTCCAAAAACTGTCAATAATGCGTTGTTTGTGGGATCCACTGCTGATCTACAAAAGATGTTAAAGCAAGGGTTTCTAAATAATAAGGAGTAATCTTTTATCCAATGGGTTGGTCTGACAAATATAAAAAGTCAATAGACTGCAATAACCCAAAGGGTTTTTCTCAACGTGCTCATTGCCAAGGAAGAAAAAAGAAAGTGAAAGAGCAAAAAGACCACGAAGTTTCAATGGCAAATAGTCAACTCGACAATGCCATTGCTAATGCAAAAAAACTAAAAGCAAAACTTGGCAAGAAGGAAAAAGATATTCCTGCCTGGATTCAAGCAAAGATTACTGACACTGATCATAATATGGATGCTGCTGCATCATCAATGAAAGAAGATCTTAGAGATTGGTTTGGTAAAGGTGATGAAGGTGGAGCAGGTGGTGGTGGATGGGATCGTTATAATACTAAAGGTGAAAGAATTGGTAAATGTGCTCGTGAACCAGGTGAACCAAAACCAAAATGTTTATCTAAAGAAAAGGCAGCGAAAATGGGTAAAGACAAGATTGCTGCCGCAGTCAAAAGAAAACGTAGAGAAGATCCAGTAGCAGACCGTTCAGGAAAAGGAGGAAAACCAGTCATGTCATCAAATAAAATTGACGAACAAGAAGCACAAGAATATCAAAAATTTGATCGTAGAGTAAATACTGCCATGAAAGCAAACACACCAGATCTAAAAGTAAAACTCCTAAAATTTGCAGGACAATCACATCCATCTTCTCAAGTAAAAACTGCAGAAGAGTTTATGGAAGCATGTTGGAAAGGATATAAGCAAGTTGGATTGAAAAAGAAAGGGAAGAGAATGGTTCCTAACTGTGTCCCTGAAGAGACAGAACTTGATGAAATGATTGCACTTGCTGCACCTATTGTAAGAGGAGTTGCAGTAGTATCAAGAATTGGACAAGGTGTTGCAAAAGCAGGGCAAGCAGTAAAATCTGGAGCAAAAGCAGTAGGATCTAAAGTTAAAGATGTTGCACAAACAGCAAAAGATGTTGGACAGGCAGTATCTGACGTTAAAAAACAACCATTAGCAACTAAAAAAGTTGCAGAACCTGAGTGGAAAAAGGGACTAAAAAAAGCAGGTGAAACTGCAAAATCTGCAGTAAAGACTACGGTTGGTGGTTTTTCTTCGATGTATGAACCAAGAGAAGAATACATTATGGAAAAGAATGTTCCTACCAATCCTTCTCTATGGTCAAGAGCAAAG